AGCACACCGACCACGGACAGGATCAGCAGCTCATGGCGATTAAAAAAGGACATTATACACCCTTGGTAACGGTAACGGCACCAGCCTTGCGGTTGGCTTTGGCGGCTTTGGCACCAACCTTGCCAACCTGCTTGGACAGCAGCTTCTGGAGGCGAGCCTCTGCCTTAGCGATAGCAGCGCTGCGCTTGGCTTCAGCAGCCTCCAGCTTCTCTGCTTTCACCCGAGCAGCCAGCTGCTGGATCATAGCCTTAATTTCCTTAACATCAGCGCGAGCCTTACGGAGAGCTGCAACGGAGGGGGAGAGTGTCTTGGACATATTGTCTTCCTTTCAAATTACGATGGTTGAATTATGACAGAATCGGAGGTTTTGGCAAGCATCCGTTGGATACTTGACCGGAATGCTAGACTATTATGCGGGAGCGAACAGCTTAGCCATTTCATTGAACACCACGCGGTGGGCCAGCTTGGTTTGGTAACCGAATTCGTGCGGATTGTCCATGATGTATTCCATGGTCTCCAGCAGAGGGAGCCCCAGCTCTGCTTTGATACGCTCGATAACCTTGATAGCCTCTTGGAATTGCATTTTGCGTCCTTTGTTTAACCGATGGAATGGATTATGACAGAACCACAGGATTCGGCAAGCATTTTTCGGATACTTGACCGGTTTGCTGGGTTACCAGCGTACCACCATAAGCCTGCTGGAATGTCTTAGCACAAGCCAAAACGGAGAACACCAGAACCCGGCCAGTGGGGAGGATTAAAGTGAATCGATTTACCATGGAATGGATTGTGGCGGAGGATGAAAGGATTGGCAACCACCCAGGAATGATCCAGCGGACCGGTCAAGAATGCTTGACGGATGCTCCAGCCCCTGTATAATGGGACCTATTCGAAAGCGACTGGGGTGGACGCTGGGGCTGCGTGACTGATCCACGACTATCGATCCAAGAATCCCGATAGAAATTTCCAATGGCGAAACGCTTGCCATAGCACTCCGGTCAACTATAAAAAAAGCGCTTGACAAACCCACCAATGCCTGTATTATCTCATTATTGATTCAACGAAAGGCGACACCATGAAAGCAGTAAAACTTCAGTATGCGGAAATTCGGAGTATTATCAGCAATATGTCCGATGCATCATATTCCAAATATGGTTCATATTCATATTCTGCTGGTTATCTGGAATCTCAATTGGCGCAAGTAATGGCCGATTTACCCGCTAATAAGCAAATTGATATTATCAAAACGCTTCAGCGGACCATTAATGATTTGCAAAAGGCATAATATGGACTATAAAATCGAATATGATGGCGAATTCTATAATGTATATTATGGAGATACTCATTTAGAAACCTTTTGGTCTCTGAGTGAAGCACAGGATTATCGCGCTATTATGATTTGGGAGCGAGATAATGCCTTTCAGGACTATGGTACCGAGTGGGATATTGAGATGGTTTGAGCGTCTCCTGCGTGATTTTGGTAAGTTTTGGATATATTTCGGTGCAATGCAGAAACTAAGTATCCAATCCTATTACCACTCCGCGACATACTCCGCGCAGGTATGCATTATATTGCATAGTACTATAATGCATATCAGGTATCATTGAGGTAACGCTGAGGTAGCATTGAGGTAAACTCTATTTAATACAATGGTTCTCATACTAAAACACTGGAGAACTATTGTATTAGGTTGACAAACCTAGGAATGGCATGTATGATCCATGTCATTGATTGATTCTTTGATGAGGTAACATTATGCGACATTCTGATATTATTGAGATGGTGGACGATTTGCTGGATGAGCAAGGTGAGGTTACTATTGGTAATCTGACATTCTATCCTTCTGATATTCTGCGTAAATGTGATCCTACTGCTTATCGGATTACTGTCAATGAATATATCGATAATATGATTCAAGATTTGGAATATGATCTTGAGCGTACCGATGATGAGGATGAGCAGGTAGATTTGAAAGAGCAAATTGCTCATCTTGAAGATTCTTATATTTGAGGTAAAGTATGGGTTTCGAAAAACGTATTCTAAATGAGATTGATCCTTTGTTGGATTCAGATACTCATGTTGAATTCTATAATGGTACATTGTTCTTGGAGAATGTATCAGGTGAAACAGGTAAGCGGATCTATAATCGCTTGGTGAAACGTCTAGGTAAGGAAAATATCATTTTCTCTACTATTGGTGATGGTTTCGCTGTTGATTTTGTTTGAGGTAAGAGAATGGCAAAATTGTTAATTACCACCCAGGTTCACGAAAACTATGGTGCCCATGATTGGGATGGTTTTGGTGAATGCCCCCAATATTGGAAGGCAAAGGGTGGTAATGATTATGTGGTTCGTAATATTACCGATTTTGGTAATGTGACGGAAACTGTCATGGCACTCCGCCCTCAGGTAGAATCGGATAATCATTATTTCCGTGAAGCCATTATCGATTGGGAGGTTGTCGCCGATGATTATCTCACTCAATTCGAAAAGGACCAACTGGAATATGAGGGTGTGATTCGTTTTGCACCCAAAGAATTGAAGGTGTAAGGAGATATTATGGATTATGGTATGTTTACCGACAAAGGCAATGCAATTGTGCATGGCATTGTAATTGCTGCACAATATAAGGGTCTGAAATGGAGCGAAGTATATGATTTGCTCAGTACCATCTCCGAAATTGAGGGATATGGTGAGGCAACCGATACTGCGGTGCGTGAAGCCGTTTATTGTGATTTGTTTGAATGATTGGAGTTATTATGAACCGCAAATTGCCCTTTGAATGTCTGATTTTGGATTCTGAACCCCAAGTGGTCACTAACCGATTCTCTGGTGAATCGTGTACCCTTGAACCTGACGCTATTGCAGTCTATGATTCGATTATCGGTGCAGAGATGCTCGGTGATTATAAACGTATGCAAAAAGGTCTGAATTGGTTCCGTAAATACTTTCCCGAAGAATATATGGTGCTTTTGGACTGATTATGCAAAAATCACATTTGGTCTATATTGCAGAAGATCATAAACTAGATATTAATCAGTTTGTAGATTACTGCTTTAAATATCATTCTCAGTATGTCTGGGCAGTACAAGGTATTGAATATTGCCACCCTAGTGATGCATCGTTTTTGGTGCAAGAGTTTAAAACGTTTAAGGAACAAGTATGAAAGATTTGAATTGGATTATGATGCTGGATATTCTTTCTGGCGCCAAGTTTACTAATTATGGGCTGCACCAAATGGCTCAGATTAACTGTGGTGATGTAATTGAAACTAAACAATATACTCTTATGACTGATCGTAATTATGAACCGACCAGTGCGGAGAAGTTTGCTAATCTATAATATGGCAGTTATTCGTACACCTATTAAAATGGCTCTTTTTTCTATGATTAAAGAACATTGGACAGCCGATACAAAGGAAGAGTTAATCGAAACCTTTGAGTCGGTAGAGAGGTCCTACCCCACCCAGGGGTACGGTACCATGATGACCAACATTCGCCAGGACCCAACCGGGGCGCTCTGGCACGCTGATTTTAGTCGGTTTACCAGTTGTGATTGACCACTAACTTACAGATAATACTTGACCGGACAGATGGAGTACTTTTGTTGTACTTGACATTCCTACGGAAAACCGTTACAATGGTATCTTTCTTTGATTGACATGGAGTCTTAATTATTATGGAATTTAACACCGAAAAACCTACCCGCTCTGGCATGTATCTTGTGAATCGTGAAATGCAAGGCAAAGCATACCGCTATTACAATGCAGATACCGATTCCTGGGGTATGTGTGGTTTTGATATGGCAGAGGCTGATGCCAACAAAGATAAGACAGCTGTTGGTTTCTTCCCTTGGGTTGGTCCTTTGACTGGTCCCAACTACAATAAGAAAGCGGAAGAGATCGTGGAAAAGCCTGCAAAGCGTAAACCTGCAGCGCGTAAGATGGCACGGATGCGTAATCCTGCGCCAGTTGCAACCAATGCACCTGTTGCGCCTAAGGTCAAGGCACCGCGTGTTCGGTCTGCCGCAGTGCATCCTGATGGTACCGTTTTCTTCCGTGAAGACCGCCAAAAGTGGGTTGCTATGATGAATGGCAAACAAGAGGCAGCACGCCCTACTGTTGAAGCGTGCCTTAAGTTTCTTAAGAAAAAATATGATGTTGTCGGTGTTGTAATTACCAAATAATGGTGTATAAAATGAATGTTAAATTGAATAAAGAAGAAGTTAAGTTATATAAACTTAATCTCACTATGAATTTTGAAGATGAACAATCTAGAGAAGCCGCTAAAGAGGCACTAGAAACCCTTTTTCTAATGCGTAAAGCTGGTATTACCAATTTGAATTGGGCATTACAATTCCGTACCGGTTGTACTTCACCACAAAATTCCCATGGTGTTAAAAAAGTTGGTATTGAAAAAGTCAAAAAAGCGTATCGCTGGTTTGATAAAGAGTTTGCAAAAGATTTTCTGAAATAAAGAATATGAACGAACGAATTCGGGAACTTGCTGAACAGGCCAATGCCAGTTTTGGTGAACGGTTGGAATATGCCGTTGTCTTTGGTGAAATGGAAGATTTCGAAAAGTTTGTGGATTCAATTGTTCGGGAATGTATTGAACAGGCACACAAAGTATCAAATCTCCGTGGCATTACTGATGATATGATTTATGGTGCTGACACCGCAGCAGTAGTGATTTCTAAACATTTTGGAGTTAAGTAATGAACGAACGATTGGTTGAATTGTACCGTGCATCTAAACCAAAAGAGGCATTGGTATCTCAAGATGAATATAAAACGGCAAATGTATTGCTTGGTTCTGATGTTGAAAGATTTGCCAATTTGATTATTCAGGATTGCTGTGATGTTTTACTTAAATGGAAAAACGAACCTTTTCCTTTTGATGAAGACCTTGCAGCATCTTTGATTCGTGTGCATTTTGGAGTTAAGTGATGAAAGATAAGACAAAACAAATTGCCGAACAGGCTGGTTTCATGCTGTGGGCCGATGAAACATGGAGTCCCGGTGACATTATCGATTGGTCGGCACGTTATGATGATGAATTGCAGAGGTTTGCTGACCTGATGGTCACCGAAGCGATTGGAGTGCTCCAAAAACGATTCATGGGTGATTTAAATCGTGAAGATATGGAAGTCCGCCGTTGTATTGATGATTTAAAGAAACATTTTGGAGTTGAATGATGAATAAAGAAGAATATTTTGTTTACTTGGATAACATCCGTGAAACTGGTGCTATCAATATGTTTGGTGCTGGACCATATTTGCAAGATGCATTTGGTCTGAGTCGATATGAAGCTAGAGACATTCTAGTGGAATGGATGGACACCTTTGTTGAACGCCAAAGGGCAAAAAGTGAGATTTCATAATGCGTCTTTTTCTTGATACTGAGTTTAATGGCTTTCAAGGCAAACTAATCTCTATGGCTCTTGTGCCTGAAGATACATCGGCACCTGAGTTTTATAAAGAACTTGAAATTAAAGACCAGTTGCATCCTTGGGTGCGTGATAATGTTGTACCACATTTGTTTCTACCACCGTGTAGTTTCTCCGAGTTTCAGAATGCACTCGGTAACTATCTTTGGAAAATTGGTGAATGTACCATCATTGCCGATTGGCCAGATGACATTCGGCATTTCTGTGAATCACTGATTACTGGTCCTGGCATGATGATGAAATTCGTGAACAATATCAAATTTGAATTGGACTTTGGTATTGATTATGATTCACTGGTGCCACACAATGCATTGCATGATGCAAGGGCTATACGTGATTTTTATATGAGGCGAGAAAAGAGACTATGATAAAAGTTGTAATTAACAAAGATTTTGGTGGATTTGATTTGTCTGATGAGGCTGAAACACTATACAAAGAACGCAAAGGTATCACCGATCCAGATTGGTGGTATAAAGATATTCCCCGTAATGATCCCGTTCTTATTCAAATTGTAGAAGAATTGGGTGACAAGGCAGACGGCACTTTTTCTGCATTGAAAATTGTGGAAATTCCAGATGATGTGAATTGGTATATTGAGGAATATGATGGCTCAGAGTGGGTAGCCGAACGTCACCGCACTTGGAGATAAAATGTTAATCTTAAACCTATTCGTTTCTGTATTGTGTGCAGTCGTATCTAAACGGGCATTTGAAAATGGCCTCAATGGATCTGGTTGGATGAATTTGGTATTTTCTGCTGCAAATATGGCATTCTTTCTTGATGCCATAATTTAAGGGCTTGCCAAGACAAAACAAATCATATAGAATCGCGGTGTAGCCCCTTTGAGAATATATTATGAATGATAAACCCACCATCTTAGATAACATCTTATTCTTTGTATTGATTACATTGTTTGTTGTCTGTACAGTTGCATTAATCCAATCAGGCATTATTAGTTTATTTTCCCTTATTGGTTCATGTAAATGAAAAATAACTTTGCCAATTTGATTGTGTTTATTGCATTTAAAACAATACAATATACCGCTTTCTCTCTTGCTGTTATTGTTTTTATATACGGCATCGTTAATACTTTCTTCTTACAATAACACTACAAATAAAAGTAAGACTTTTTACTGATATTGCCTCTTGTCTTGGTTTTAGTATAATCCAAAACATGAAAACGCACCGTACCTCTCTCCCCAATTACTTTCCAACCCTCAATGCCGCCCTTGATGCGGAGGGTCTTTTGGACTCTTGGGAGATGACATTCCCACCCATCGGATACGGTCAGACCTACTCCTACACCTACCAGGACGGTTCCAGGCATGGTCGGTTTGTCTCCATCTACCGTGCAGAGGATGGTCGGTATGAGCGTCCGGTACACTACCACCGATAATAGTTGACCGGACGGATGGAGTACTTTAGTAGTAGGTTGCCTTTCCGTCTGGTTCTGGTATAATTCTCTCATTCATTCAGTAACACAAGGAGTTTCCTTATGCCACGTGGCGTACCCAAAGCAGGTTTTCGTATGACCAAGAATCGTATCGCTTCTGGCGGTGTTCCTACCACCACCAGCGCACCTGTTGCCGCACCTGTAGAGTCCCGGTTCTCTATCAATGAGCGCTTTGGTTTCGTTTCTGACATGGTGACAATGCTTGCACGTGGTGACCAGGCGTCCGTTGTTGTCACTGGTCCTGGCGGTCTTGGTAAGTCCTTCACCGTCACCAAGGCATTGGCAGACATTGGCATGACTGATGTTTCTCTGGTTGATGAATTGGCCGTTGGTTCTACTGTCAACACCAAAAAGTCTTTCCGTGTTATCAAAGGTTACTCTACGCCTAAAGGTCTGTACCGTACCCTTTATGAGAACCGCGATGGTGTGATTGTGTTTGATGATTGTGATTCGGTTCTCAAAGACCCTACCTCTCTTAACCTTCTTAAAGGTGCTCTTGATTCTTATTCGCGCCGCATTATCTCTTGGCGTGCTGATATGCGTGATGAAGAGCTGCCTACGTCCTTTGAATTCAAAGGTCGCGTGGTGTTTATCTCTAACCTGTCATCCACGCAAATCGATCAGGCGATTATCACCCGTTCTATGGCGGTTGATCTGACTATGACCAATGATCAGAAGGTCGAGCGTATGCGCCACCTGTTGGATTCTGGTGAGTTTATGCCTGAGTTTGACATGGCACACAAGGTCGATGCTATGAACCTTATCGATTCTCTCAAAGATACTGTCAAAGAGCTGTCGCTTCGCACGCTCATTCAGGTAACAAAAATTCGCAAGAGTGCAGGTGCCAACTGGCGCAATCTTGCAGAGTACACCATCTGCGGTTAATATGTACAAATCACTATTACACAGTCGACCATATGCAACATTCGATGCGAATAACAAACAGCATCGAACGGAGTATTTTAAGTTTTTGCAAACAAACACTTGGTCAAATTGTCCCGTACAGTTTATGGTTGAGGCACCTTACACCGAATTGCCGCATGAGATAAACAATAAGTTGGTGCGTTTTTATTTTGCAAAAGAATTCGGTAAAAAGGATAAAAAAAATGGAAATCTTTGATGATGGCAGTGGTTTCACTGTCAACTACGAAATGCTGATGCATTCTAAAAATCACTTGGCAATTACACGTAAGCTCGCCAGCGATTTGATGAAGAAACCTTACATGACTGTTGGTCAATTTATCAGTGAAGCTTCTGATGGTGATATTAGGCAATTGCTAGAATCTACCGCAGGTGATGAAGAAGACGATGATGATTTGGTTGAAGGTGATGTTGGTGAAAAATATTTGGAAGACCTTATTCTAATTTCTGAGATGTTGGCATGTGCTGAAGGGCTAGAAGGTTCTGATGATTATGATAAGGTGCAACATAGGGTTAACCAATTGATTGCGTTTCTTGCAGTAGAATCATTGGCAAGGAAGGGCCTAGTTAAATCTCACCCACAGAACATGTCATTTGGTGAAGATATGGCGAAGAAAATTATTGCAGAAAGGATCGATGATGGGTCAGACGATTATCAAGAGTGATGTTAACAAGATGCTCTATGGCATTCTTGGCAATATGAACTCGGTTGAAAGTTGGTGGCATTCCGAGAACGTCAATTTCAATTTGTATACACCTGAAGATATCTACCAGTCTGGTGAAGTTGGTCGAAAACTAGTGCATGATCTTGTGAGTATGCATGTAAACAAAGATGTTGATCGTACAGTGTTCGAACAAAACGTTAAAGCATTTCTAAAAAATAAGAAATGAAATATGTTACCTATCTAATCTATATCTTACTGTATGAAACACTGGTTCTAGGTGGCACCGGTTATGCGGTGTTCGTGTTGGATCACAGCGGATGGTGGATGTTACTTGCAGTTCTTTTGTCTGGTGCAGCATATTCACCCAGAAAGTGGATTCATGGTGAAAACTGAGTAAATTCGAGCCAGGTAATAAGATAAATATCTTGTAGACTATTTTTTATGTGAAAGTGAATCTGTATGAAATAAATGCCATGAAAAGGTAAACATAAATGCCAACTAAAATTTCTGCCGACAACCTGCAATCATCATTACTTAATGTAATTGTTGCTGGTGGTGGTCCAAAAATAACAAGTATCGCAGTCACCAACTCTTCTTATACCGTTTTAGATGATACCGCTGTTGATACTGCCGGTGGTTACATTGTTATAACGGGAACAGGTTTCAATACTGGTTGTCAAGTTATTATTAACGATGTTGTTGCAACATCTACAACTTTTGTAAATTCTACAACCGTGCGCGCTCAAGTTGGACCAAGAGCAGCAGGAACATATAACGTTTACCTAACAAATACAGATGGCGGCACCGCAATTCGTATTAGTGGCATAACATACAGTGCTTTACCTGGCTGGGTTACTTCAAGTACATTGACTCCAGGTGAAACAGACACATTCATTTCTTATAATTTGAGTGCAACAGATGCAACATCTTATACATTGCAGGCTGGAAGCACTTTACCACCAGGCATTACATTGTCTGCGAACGGATACCTGGCCGGCACAGTTACAGGTATAAACGATGATACAGTTTATAGTTTCACGATTGTCGCAATTGATGCTCAAGCACAAGATTCTCCAAGAACATTTAGTGTAACAATTTCAGCCGGTGATGCATATATTAATTATGTGACAGCATTGTTTACTGGTGATACTTTAACTGCAAATGGAAATACATTTGTTACGGATGCAAGTACGAACAATTTTACCGGAACACCCGTTAATGATACGAAACCAAACAGATTTAGCCCATTCACACCAGGATACTATAGTAACTTTTTTGATGGAAACGGCGATTTCTTAACATCATCTGCTTCACAAACAGCTCTTAGTTTTGGTACTGGAGATTTTACCATCGAAGGATGGATTTATATGTCGGGAGAACCGGCAGTTTATGCAGGTTTCATTGACACTAGATCGGGTGCTACTGGAGAAACTTATGTTTTCGGTGTGGTAAATTCAAGTGGTTTGAAGTTGGATTTCTTTTGGGGAGGCGTTAGTGGTTCTAGATTAACAAGTGCATCAACTATGCTTCCAAATCAATGGAATCACTGTGCAGTTACTAGAACTTCCGGAACCCTCCGTCTGTTCATTAATGGTGTTCTGGACACAAATACTGCAACCCTTACTTCTGCGGTAAATGCAACTTCAACTCCGCGTATAGGTGCAATAGCTGATCCATTTTATTTCGTTGGATATATTTCCAATCTACGTGTTGTAAAAGGTACATCTTTATATACCACAAGCTTTACACCAAGCAGTACACCATTAACAGCAGTTGCGAATACAAGTTTGTTGACCTGTCGTAGTAATAGATTTGATGATGCTTCAACAAACAATTTTGCCGTTTCGCGTACAGGTGATGTAAGAGTAACATCTTTTGATCCCTTTGTTCTTCCTAGTGAATTCGAAAATCTCGGTAGTGCATTTTTTGACGGCAGTGGAGACTATGTATCAATACCAGACAACGTTGCATTGAGACCTGCAACCTCAGATTTCACCATAGAGTTTTGGGCTTATCACAATTCTGTTTCTGGTTCTCAAGTCTATCTCGGCCGAGGTGGTGTTGGCACCGGCGGCGCTTGGCTTGTAGAAAAGGGTAGCCTTCAAGGCTGGGGTTTTCCGGTGAACGGCACTAGTACAATACAAACAAGTACCATTGCAGGTTCATATGCTGGTTTTTGGTTTCATATTGCAGTAACTCGCTCGGGATCTACTTTAAGATTTTTCTTAGATGGTACGCTGATGGACACACGTACTGTTTCCACGGATCTTAGCACTACTGCCGAGCTTCAAATAGGTAATGCAACACAAATGGGTTGGTCGTTTAATGGATGGATGTCTAATTTAAGAATTGTTAAAGGCACAGCACTTTACACCAGTGCATTTACTCCACCAACCACACCACTCACAGCAGTTGCAAACACCACTTTATTAACACTACAAAACAACCAGCCAATCAACAATAACGTATTTGTTGATAAGAGTTCTCATAACAACGTGGTGACTCGTATTGGAAATCCAACACAAGGCACATTCAGCCCATATGGTGAAAATTGGAGTCATTTCTTTGATGGTACTGGTGATTATTTGAGTGTTGCAAATAACACAGTATTAGGTTTTGGTACTGGTGATTATACAGTAGAATTCTGGATGTATCTAACAGCATCTCCCGGTTCAGGATCAAAATATACCTTATTAGATTTTAGACCTAGTGCTACTGGAGCACCACACACTGTTTATGTAAATAATTCTTCAGGAACTCTTTATCTAGGTTTCTTTAATGGAACGGCCGATGTTACAACATCTAGTCAACCTATTTCATTAAATACTTGGACACATTGTGCTTATTCAAGATCAGGTGGTACACTGAGAATTTATGTTAATGGTGTTCAGGCATATTCAGCATCCAACTCTATAGATTATCAATCAGCACGACAATTGACAATAGCGGCTGGTGTAGGTCTAGCAGAATATTTTACTGGTTTCTTGAGTAATTTAAGAATTATCAAAGGAACAGGTTTGTATACCTCTGCATTTACACCAAGCACCACACCACTATTACCAGTTGCAAATACAAGTTTGTTAACATGTAATGAATACAATTTTGCAGACTATTCACCAAACAGACTTGCAATTAGTAGGTTTGGTGATGTTGCTGTACAAAAATTCAGCCCATTTACAACAACTTTATTGTCAACACCGTATTATGGTACTTATTTTGATGGTGCTGGGGACTTTTTAACTGTACCTGCTAGTTCCGCCGCTTCATTTCCTGGAGATTTTACAGTGGAATTTTGGGTTTATTTACTCACAAATTCAACCACATCACCTAGTTACGTATTAATGCTGTTACCTAGCACGACTTACTTTGCAATAAACATGGTAGCAGGGTCTTACATTGAAGCTTTTCTAAATGCCGGTACTGCAGCGTTCACTTGTACTGATGTTAGACCTGCTCAAAATGCGTGGTCACACATAGCTTTAGTTCGTTCCGGTACTACAGTGAGATTATATGTAAATGGAGTTGCTTCAGCCAACACAGCAACAAACAGTTCCACATTAGGAAGTTCAACTGAACCATTTTATATTTCTAATGGCACTTGCCCAGCTTCTCATATTAGTAATTTGAGAATTACAAAGTCAGCAGTTTACACATCCAACTTTACACCAAGTGCCACGCCATTAACAGCAATTGCAAACACCACACTATTGACATGTCGTTCAAATACAAATATTGATTTATCCAACAACAACTTTGCAATAACTGTTAGCGGAAACTCAATACCAACACTGTTCTCACCTTTCACACCAACATATGCAACAAAGCAAACCTATTCAACATCTACTTTAGGTGGTAGTATGTTCTTTGATGGTACAGGTGACTATCTAACCATTGGTAATAACTTGAATGTTGGTGCAAACAATTTCACAGTGCAGGCTTGGGTGCATCCAACAGCATGGACAGTTGAATGGAACAGTGTTATCAGTACAAGACCAACGGCATCAACTGGTGGATGGTCAAACGTATTTGTGTTGGGTGTTCATAACAGTGGATATCCATACATTTATACTGGTGATTTCCAAGTAACAGGTACCGCTAACACAGTTCCATTAAGATCGTGGACACATTTGGCAGTAACTCGTTCTGGTTCGACTATGCGTTTGTTTGTCAATGGTGCATTAGCAAACTCAAGAACATCTTTACAAAACTATACAGTATCAAGTGGTTCAGTTGGTGCTAACGGCAACGGTTCCGAACAATGGACAGGATATCTCTCTGATGTTTCTCTGACTGGTGGACAGGCAATTTATACATCAAGTTTTGTTCCACCATTGAGCACAATGACACCTGCTAATAATACATTGTTGATGTTGAATGGTACTGATGCAGTGATAACCGATGCATCTATCAAAAATGACATTGAGACTGTTGGTGATGTAAGATTGAGCACAAGTATTAAAAGATATGGAAACAGTAGCATTTTCTTTGATGGAACTGGCGACTATTTAAGAATACCTTACAATCAAAATTTTAATTTTGGAAGTCAAAATTTCACTGTAGAATTTTGGGTATATTTTAATTCTACCGCAACGGGTCAAGGCATTTATGTTCCATATTCTTCACCATTTGGTCAATTAACTATAGTTACAAATACAGGATCCACTACATCATTACGATATTACTTGGGAACAACCGCGAACACTTGGGATATTTTAACTTCTAGTAATATAATTGGTACTGTTGCTGCCGGAACTTGGTATCATGTTGCGGTAACAAGAAGTGGATCAAATTTTCGTAGTTTCTTAAATGGTGTTTTGGGAGCGACCGCTACAAGTTCTGCTGCGTTGTATAATACAAATCAAACCATCAATATAGGTTTTGATCCAACCAATAGTCAAGCTCTAAATGGTTATATTGATGATTTCCGAATTACCAATGGTATTGCACGTTATACAGCAAACTTTACTCCTCCAGGTAGATTGCCACAGAAATAAATTGTTGCTTTCCCACAACAGTGCCTGGTTGCCATCCGGGCCTGTTGTGTTACAATGGTATTTCAGTTGATAAGGAAAGTGTTTATGATTTCTGAATATTCTCTCAAGATTTTCGAATACGACAAGAAAAGAAAACAATTGAAAACCAGTAGCAGGAACACTGGTCGTATACCTGGTCAATTGATTGTCGTAAGCCATATTACTGGCGTTAGAATTCATTTCATGCCCATTGGCGTAACTCATCCTTTGTTTGATCAAGACCAATGGGATGGTGAACAAATGATCTATGAACCAATTTCCAGACACTTACATTTGTGTCCTGCCGTTGAAACCCTTGTTATTTACAATTCTTAATTATGCGATTCAAACTAAAAAAGAAAGAATATAAGATAGGCGCCATTAAATCGTTTGTCAAGTTCGCTTGGTGCCCTATCAAAGTCGAAGACCATATTGTTTGGTTGGAAACTTACACCTCAATGTGTGAACTTAAAACTCATGTAAAGAGTTTTACTTTTGAAAAGGTTGAAAAGTGGGTCGAATATGACCGTAGGCTTCGTGATAATTATTCTGTCTAAGGATTAAATATGAGTTTTGAAGAAGACCGAGTGAAACGCAATAAGCGCATTCAAACCAAAGAGAATGCAATTAAGAGACAGGCTAAGATTGCTAAGAGCAATGGGCTTGACGTAAAACAAACCCACAGGTTTGCCAAACACCATGCAATGGACTGTGGAAATCCTAAGTGTATGCTGTGTGGTAATCCTAGGAAACTGTACAAAGAACCTACTATTCAAGAAGAATCTTTTAAACAGACAGAATCCTGGAACGAATGATGGTTGCCAACCACATCCGGTTGGTATATAATCAGTACACCTTTTAATCATGGAGTTTTTTGAATGAGTTTCAACAAAAATCAAATGGCTTTCATCAAAGCCGCAGAGAACATTTTCGGTGTTGGTTCAATTCTGACACGTGACGGCATTCAGCATGTTGTCGATGAATCTGGTGCTCCCTTTCCCTATTGGTTGGTGACCAAATCGGAGTTCCGTTATGACCGTGGCCGTTACAAACTGCCTGACATTGGCACCAAACCCAAAGCAAAAGAAGTTCAACCCGAACCTGAGGCCGAGATGGCTCTTGCTGCACAGGTTCTGTCTTTCAAACAACCTAAACTGATTGATGATTCCGATGTTTCGATCCCCTCAAAGTATCCTGACTATGTTCCGTTTGGCTTCTTTAAAGACATGCGTAACATTATTAAGTCTTCACAATTCTATCCTATCTTTGTTACCGGTCTTTCTGGTAATGGCAAAACACTGATGGTCGAGCAAGTCTGTGCCGATCTAAAGCGTGAGTGTATTCGTGTTAACATTTCGATTGAAACTGATGAATCCGATCTTCTTGGTGGTCCTACCCTTGTTAATGGTAACGTTGTCAACCGTGATGGTCCTGTTATCACTGCGATGAAACGTGGTGCAGTTCTGTTGATTGATGAAGTTGACCGTGGTTCTAATAAACTGATGTGTCTGCAAGGCATTCTTGAGGGCAAACCTTATTACAATAAGAAGAACGGCGAGATGGTTTATCCTGCTGAAGGCTTCAACATCGTTGCTACTGCAAACACCAAAGGCCGTGGTTCTGAAGAAGGCCGTTACCTGTCGCAGATTCTTGATGATGCATTTCTTGAGCGTTTCCCTATTACTGTTGAACAGGATTATCCTGATACCAGGACTGAGAAGAAAATTCTCTCGCCTCTTATTGAAGATAAAGAATTTGTTGAAAACCTCGTGCAGTGGGCCGATGTTGTTCGACAATCGTTTGACCAAGGTGCTGTTGATGAAATCATTTCGACTCGCCGCCTTGTTCATATCGCCAAAGCCTTCAAAATCTTTGGTGATCGTATGAAAGCAATTGAATTGTGTGTCAGCCGTTTTGATGCTGAAACCAAGACGGCTTTCATGGACCTGTATTCTAAAGTTGATGCCAAAGTTGAGGCACCAGATCAGAATACTATTACCACCACAACGGCAGAAATCCCGTTTTAATTTGTAATGTTAACTTGAAAAGGAAATTATATGACTAACACTGTTCGCAAAGGCAAACAAAATCGCCATGAGAAAATCACCGTCACTCTGCTGTCTGGCAAACCCGTGACGCCTGATGAAATCAAAGCCGTGTTCAAGGGCACGGATCAGGAATCGGTCCTGTACCGACTGCCGACCAACATCTATAACATCCGCAAGGATGGCGGCATCATCAAGGTGCATAAGAATGGTCGAAACGTTGTTGCGTATCAACTGGTGAACCACAATGAGTTTGATACAAACGGTCGTTATGTTGGACCTACCGAAGGTCAACCTGCTGCGACTGTGCAAGAACAAGAATCTGTTACCAATGAATGATTGGGATCGAGACAATCTAAATTTTCTTCTGACAATTGATTCAGAAACTTTTGAAGATTGGCTTCAGCAAGCCGATGAAGACGATATTGATTATGCAATTGAACTCTTACGTGCTGCAAAGTCTGAACTAATTGTTCAACAGATGGAAGTTTTAGACATGGTGCAGGATACTTCTACAGCAAATAATTTTATTGAACAAATAAGGAAAAAATGAAAGTCGCAATCTGTTCTGATCTTCACCTAGAATTCGGTACTATCTCACTAGAGAACACCGAAAACGCGGATGTTTTGATTCTGTCCGGTGATATCTGTGTCGTAAATGATTTGCGTGAACGTGACAGTTACAATATCCGAGGTGAAAATGATAAGTCCAATAAAATTCATACATTCTTCCAAGAATGCTGTGCAAGATTCCCTAATGTTATTTACATCTTGGGAAACCATGAACATTATCATGGTGATTTTGCTAACTCTCTTACAATTCTCCGTACCCATCTTGGTTATCTACGCAATCTCCACATTCTAGAAAAAGAATTTGTAGAAATTGGTGATCACATGTTCTTTGGTGCCACTCTGTGGACTGATATGAACAAGGAAGATCCGAACACCTTGTATCGTATTAAAAGTTACATGAATGATTATCGTATCATTGAAGATTCTTCTGAGTCTGTTCACTTCCGTGATTCTGATGGTAACTTCCTCACACGCCCAGCCAAGTTTAGTCCAGAAAAATCTGTGAGTGAACATAAAGAAACTCTACGTGTTCTAAGAGAAAGCATTGCTTCTCGACCAACAGAAAAGTGGGTTGTTGTTGGGCACCATGCACCTAGCAAACTCTCTACTAAGCCACAGTATGAAAAAGATGTGATTGTAAATGGTGCATACAGTTCTGATCTGAGTGAATTCATGTTGGATCATCCTCAGATCAAACTGTGGACGCATGGACATACACACCATGATTTTGACTATATGGTTGGTGGTACGCGAGTGGTTGCCAATCCTCGTGGTTACATTGGTTATGAAGATCAAGCCGATAACTTTAAATTGAAATTTGTTGAGGTTTAAAATGGAAAAGAAACTTTATCTTGTTGAGACTGTCTCTATCTTTCGTCAGCGTTATGTTGTCGAAGCACGTGAAGCTGAACATGCAGCCGATGAGGTTGTGATGGAATCAGGCAATCCGGATTTCAAAGAGTTTTCACAAAAACACATTAGTGAGTTGGTTACATCCACACGCGAAATCTCTGTGGATGAATATCTAAAATTGTTTGATGTGGATAATGACTACCTAAGTAAATGGAGTATTCCACAAAAAATGGAAACAGTTAACGTTATTGATTATACAGGGTGAAAAATAATGAAAACAGTATTAATTACCGGTGGCGCAGGTTTTATTGCACATCATCTGATTGACCATATTCTATCTACAACCGATTGGAAAATTGTTACACTTGATCGACTTGATTTTAGTGGCAATCTTAATCGCCTTGCTGAAGTTATGGAACTGCATGACAAAGGTCGTGTGAAAATTGTATACCATGACTTGAAGTCTGAAATTAGCCCAATGATTGCTGATATGTTGGGTGATGTCAACATTGTATTGCACTTGGCTGCAGGTTCGCATGTTGATCGTTCAATTGAATTCCCTATGGAATTTGTAATGGACAATGTTGTTGGTACTGTCAATCTGTTGAACTATTCACGCACACTTAAAAACCTTGAAAAGTTTGTTTACTTCTCAACCGATGAGGTGTTTGGACCTGCACCAGTTGGTGTAAAATACGATGAATATGATCGTTACAATTCTACCAATCCCTATTCTGCCGCTAAAGCTGGCGGTGAAGAAATGTGTGTGGCTTTTGAGAACACATATAAAATGCCTATTGTTATCACTCACACAATGAATGTGTTTGGTGAACGGCAACATCCTGAAAAATTTATTCCTCTCTGTATTAAGAAAGCAAGAGATGGCGAGATGGTACGTATTCATGCTGACCCATCTAAAACTATCCCTGGTAGCCGACACTACATTCACGCAAAAGATGTTTCTGAGGGACTGTTGTTTATTCTTACACAACTGAAAGACTATACGTACTTTGAACCAAATGGATTGAGGGTTATCCCCAAGTTCAATCTTGTTGGACCAGAAGAAACAGATAATCTTTCTTTAGCTAAGATGATTGCTGCAGCACAAGGTAAAGAAATGAAATATGAATTGACCGACTTCCATTCAGCAAGACCGGGACATGATTTGCGTTATGCTTTGGATGGTAGTAGAATGAAGTCATTGGGTTGGGAACCTAAAATTAAATTCAGTGAACGTATTCAACAGGTGGTTCATTGGAGTTTAGCTAATGAACGGTGGTTAAGCAAATGAAATCAATTCTCATAACTGGTAGTTCCGGATATATTGGGCGACACCTTTGTAAAGTTCTTCAAGAAAATTTTATTGTTGGTCTAGACAGAGTATTTCGCCCTCAATTGAACGATGTTTTTATTGAACACAATATCAATGATCACCAACGCATTTGGCATCCAGATGGTGGTTATGATGTTGTTGTTCATTTGGCTGCACACGTGAATGTTGGCATGTCGATGAATGCTCCAATGGAGTATTATCGAAATAACATTAGTGGCACAATGGCGATGCTTGAAAATGTTGATTACAATCATTTCATTTTTGCATCTACTGGTGCTGCAGCAAAACCAACCAGCCCATATGCAACCTCAAAGTTGGCTGCAGAAAGAATTGTAAGAGAATTCTGTGGTGCGAATGGTAAGCAATCTACGATTTTTCGTTTTTATAATGTCGTTGGTTCTGATGGTTATGAACCAACAAATGTTGATGGTTTAATGTATAACTTGATGAAAGCGAGGCAAACAGGTGAGTTTAATCTATACGGTACTGACTACGATACATCTGATGGCACCTGTGTGCGTGATTACCTACACGTACTTGAAGTATGTGAATCCATCAGAAACGCTATTGAGCAACCTGCAAGAGGTAATGACCTGGAAAATCTAGGCTCAGGCACAGGTTACACTGTTCAACAGATGATAGATACATTTAAGAAGGTTAACAACTGTGACTTCAAAGTGAACAATTTACCTCGGCGACCAGGTGATCTTCCTGCATCTGTATTGGCTGATATCTCGCCATACATGCAGAAAAGGTTTACAATAGAAGAAATGATGAAGGTTTAATTATGAAAGTATACATCTCCAAATATCGCAATCATTGGGTTTCTCCTTACACGATTTTGGAGAAGGTATTCTTTTGGCGTGAGATTGATTATGATGAACCGCTGATTGATAAACTGTCCAACATCTTAAATCCTTTTTGTGTTGGTCTGCAAAAGGTTTTGGACTTTGTTCATCCCGAAATTAAATATGTGAAGATTGATCATTACGATACGTGGAGCATGGACTGCACACTGTCGCCTATTATTCTTCCTATGTTGAAACAACTGAAGGCAACTAAACAAGGTTCGGGTTATATTGATCTTGAAGATGTGCCGGAGAACCTGCGTTACACGACCACAGAAGAGTATGATGCACAAGAAACATTTGATTTCTACAAAGATGAACGCACAGAGAAAATTGAATGTGACATTCATGTTCGTTATGATTGGGCATTGAGTGAAATGATTTGGGCTTTCGAACAATTGGTTGATGATGATTGGGAAAGTCAGTATTGGATCAAATCACCAGAGATTGATTTCACCAAGCATGCCGAAGATGAAGGTAAAGAGGTTACACCAGTTCGTTGGAAAGTTCATGGTGAATGTGACTGGGAAGGCCGCGAAAAACATCAAGAACGAATCAATAATGGTTTGAGGCTGTTCGGCAAATACTATCAAACTTTGTGGGATTAATTATGAACGAAGATATGGTCGCAATGCGAGAGAAAGAATGGTGGGAACATTATCCACTACACAAAATATGGTGCAATGATTTGTGTCCACTAGTGCCACGGTTTAAGTTTAGTAAAGGTGATGAATTCAATGCGAATAATTATTCTTTGCATTGGTTGTTTATTAGTATTTGGACCATGGAACATTTTTCTTTTGGTGTTGATGCTAGTGTAAGCACCGATGAAATTTATGTTGGTGCTGTTCTACCTTGGTTGCGTATCACTTTTGGCATTCGCCACGCTTATTCACAATTGGGTTGGAAAATTTCTCGTATGTTACGCCGTAAACCTGCATTGAAGAATGAAAAAGGTGAGTATTATTAAAATGACTGATGAAGAAAAACGTGCTGCACGTGAGGCTTTCATGGCTGAAGCCAAAGCCAAATATGAACAAGCAAAATTAGATTGGAAGAACCTTTATGAATCTAAAAGAGATTGTGAATTTTTAGATGAAGATGGTTATCCGACCAATGATGCATTGCATTTGATTGAAGAGTGGCACTTCTCTGATGCAAAAGCATTCTTTGCTTTTATTGAATCCATTTGGCATCTACGTTCTTGGGGTTGGAGTGAATGTGATGGTGGTGTTGATGACTGGACACAAGAACAACTTCCTGAAACCACAAAAAGATTTCATATCTCTACTGCTGGTTGGTCAGGCAACGAATCTATCATTAAATCAATGCAGAAGAATGAGATGATGTGGTTCTTAAATTGGGTGCAGTCTCGCCGTGGTGGTCATTATATTTTTGAATTGAAGGAATTTGATGATGAGTAATTATAGAATACATGCAATGAGCGAATTCAGAGCCGCAGGCTGGATCGATGAAGATGGTAAATACATCGATGAAATGCAAGAGGCTATCTGCCTTCATATTTTAAAACTGTTGGATGTATTTGGTGATGAAGGCCATTCTGGTACAACTGCACCGTACACGATTAATCTATTCAGTAAACTAGCATCATTCGAACCTGTTGTTCCTATTACTGGTGAAGATTGGGAATGGGTTGACCACGGAGAATGTATGCAGAACAAACGATGTGGTCACGTATTCAAACAGGCCAACAGGTTTAATGGCCAGGCATATGATATCGATGGTAAAATCTTCTGGGAATGGTACAAAGGTGAAGACGGAAAACCATTTAAATCATATTATACTAGTGCCGAATCACAGATACCGATTACTTTCCCATATGTACCAAAGCGTGAATATGTTTTCGTGCCGACTGAAGAATTCCCTAATGAAGTACTAGAGGTTGCCAACCAACCAGAATCGTGATATAATATTACTATGTTTTCTGTACTACATTACATTTCGGCTTCGCGCCGACTAAAAGAATCGGACAAAACCATCTATATGTTAGGTGGTAAAGAAGATTGTGATGCAATGATTCTTGCACAAAACGAAATGATTAAGCTCGAAAGAGATTACTACAAAGAAGAGTCTATCAAGTTTGCATTTTACTTTTCTGTTATCTTCTTTGTTGTTCTTATGGGTTTAACTTTTTATGTGAAGATGGTTGGTGTTTAATTTTTTATAAAAACTGAGGAGTGTTAAAATGAGTTTGTTTGTTGAAGTTAATTCCCTTGAAAAAGGTTGTCCCGTTATCATCAATTTGGATCATATCGTAGAGATTGCACCATTGATTGATGGTGGTTGTGCTCTGTTTATGGTCGATAACGCTGGCATGAATTCTAAATCTGCTCTGCGCGTTTCAGATAGTTATGATCAGTTCAAACAATTTGCAATGCAAACTGTAACCGCTGAAGACATTGCTGCACGTTTTCCTAAGACCAAAAAAGAACCTGCACCTGTGAGTGATATCATTCCACCACAAAAGAACACAAAAGGTAAGTCTGCAAGTAATGTAATGCCTGATGATTATATGGAAATTCCCACACTTGGAGGTCAAAAATGAAGTTCACTTTGATTTGTGAACATGATAGTGGACCGAAAGTTACTTACGAATTTCAAAATATTCTTTTGGCTGACACACTCGACAATTTTCAAAACTTCCTAAAAGGTTGTGGTTTCGTTTTCGATGGCATCTTGGAAATTGTTGAAGAGGGAGAACCGATGGCGCATAATTACATCGTAGACGATGAATTTGATGGTGATGGTCGATGTTAATTGATGCATTAAAGCCAACATTTGATTGGATCAAAGATGACTGGCGCAGTAATAAGTTTCGTTTTTGTGTTGAACTTCTTGCTTGGGCTATTAGCATTGGTTGTAGTATTACAATGGCACTCACTGTACCCAACCCTCCGTTGCTTGCTCTTTATCCCATTTGGATTCTTGGTTGTTCTCTCTATGCTTGGGCTGCTTATACTAGAAAGTCTTTTGGCATGTTGGCTAACTACCTCTTGTTAACAACTATTGATACTGTTGGTTTGATTAGGATGTTGACGTAATGGTACCTCGACTGAATCTCCTATTGCTTTCATTGTTAGGATCCCATGAACTGGTAAACCAGTGGTGGAAATCCAAGAATAAGGCTTTTGATAATGAAAGTCCTGAGGATATGTTTGCCAAACAACCAGAAAGAGTGATAAACTACGTGAAATCTCAACTTAGTGGTGATTATTCTTAAATATGTGGCGTTTGTGGGCTAAAGCGATTGGTGAGAAACATGGTAAGACAGACAGTGAATCCGATAAAATCGCTTTCATTCGAACTCTTATCGTGTTATCATACCTGATCACAAACATTTTTATTATTGCAGGCGTAATCCGCCATTGGTAAACATGAATATCTTCTATCTTGATCCTGATCCCAAAATCTGTGCAGAAATGCATGTGTCAAAGCATGTTGTCAAAATGATTATTGAGTATGCACAGCTCATGTCAACGGCGCATCGTGTGATTGATGGCACACAATACACTGACCTGACCGCCAATGGTCGGCGCATTCAACGTTGGCGCATGAGTGATCCAGTCTTGGAATCTACATTGTACAAAGCATCACATATCAATCACCCATCGGCTATCTGGTGCCGTGAGAACAAAGAAAATTATGTGTGGCTTTACCGCATGTGGTTTTACCTGTTGCAAGAATACACCTATCGTTATGGTAGACAACATGAATGTGCAAAACTACGCGCTGCACTTTATTTGACACCCGAAAATATTCCTGATGGTGAATTCTTTGCACCGACACCAGCAATGCCACAAGAACTGAAGATTGTTGCCGAAAATCCAGTGCCTGGACGCAAATATGATTCACTTAAGTCCTATCATAATTACTATATAAAGGATAAGATTCGTTTTGCCTCATGGAAAGGCAAAATTAATTCACGTAATATTCCGGATTGGTTCCAAACTGCATGATTTATACATTTTTAAACACAAACACTGGTGAAGTTGAAGAACACACAATGAGGCTTTCAGAATATGAAGCCTTCAAAGAAAACAATCCACACCTCCAACGATATTTCTCATCTGACAGCATCCCTGGGTTAGGTGATGGAATGCGTATGGACACGCCAGGAACAGGCAAGGCAGATTCCACCTTTGAGAAGTACGTCATCAACCGTATCAAAGAAACCGTGCCTGGAAACACGGTTAAATCTGGCCACAAAACCAAAATGCCAAGGGAATGGTAATGGCTCAAGTTCCCGCATTGTTCCTACCCAAGAAATGGACTGAGAAAAAGAAAGCTCAGTACAAAGAACCAAAAAAACAAGAAAAAGTTTATAAAGGTTCTGTTAAAAAAGTTTCTGCATTACTAAAAGGGAGAGTTGATGGTCACGAAGAAAACACCAGCCAAGTATGTCGAACCACAAGATGAAGACATCGTTAAAACAAGACACCAACCGGTAACAAACAATTCACTTAAGATAAAATTAGATCATCTCAAAACATTTGATCCTCTGACAGAAAATCAGAAATTGTTTTTTGAGATGTACAAAGGCGGTGCCTACTTCATGGGTCTCTTTGGAAGCCCAGGAGTAGGCAAAACTTTTTTGGCACTATATAAATCCTTAGAAGAAGTTTTGGATAAAACCAATTCGTTCAAACAGGTTGTGGTAGTTCGCAGCTTGGTACAATTACGTGATGTTGGTTTCTTGCCAGGTTCACTAGATGAGAAACAAGAAATCTATGAGTTGCCATACAAAGAGATTTGTCATACACTATTCGGAAGATCCGATGCGTGGGACAGATTGAAAGAGCAAGGATATATTAGGTTCATTTCGACAACTGCAATTCGTGGTATCTCTATTGATGATGCAATTATCATTGTTGATGAGAACCAGAACTTAAACTGGTCTGAAGTCAACACAATCATTACACGTGTTGGTCACCGTTCAAAGATTATTTTCTCTGGCGACTTCAAACAAACTGACCTAATTAAGAATAATAGAGATCAGTCTGCATTCCATAGTTTCTTGGAAGTTGCAAGAAAGATGCCATCGTTTCAGGAGATTTATTTTACGCCTGATGATATTGTTAGAAGCAGTTTAGTTAAGCAATGGATTGTGGCTTGCGAAGAACTCGGTTATTAATAGAAAGATTTTGATATGTTTAATTATTGCCCACCAATGAAGTTGCCTGATCTGAAGTCGGAAACATTTCCAGATGGTAAAAGATATTATGTCACACCAAGTGGATCAAAACTGCCTTCAGTCACCACTGTAGTCGGCGCACAGAAGAAAGAGGCCATCATGGCCTGGCGCCGTAGGGTTGGTGAAGAAACTGCAAATAAGATTTCTAAACAGGCAACTTCAAGGGGCACTAATGTTCATACGCTTTGCGAAAAGTATTTGAACAATGAGGCATTGGGTGAAATGATGCCTGATGCACTCGAAATGTTTAAATCACTTAAGCCTCTATTGAATCGTATCAACAACATTCACTATCAAGAGGTTGCATTGTGGTCTGAACAATTGGGATTGGCAGGCCGTGTTGACTGTATCGGTGAATTTGATGGTGAACTGTCGGTGATTGACTTTAAAACTTCTAAGAAAGTTAAGAATCTAGAAGACATTGAAGATTACTTTTGGCAGACCACCGCATATGCATTAATGTATGAGGAATTGGTCGGTAAACCGATTGATGAACTTGTCATCATCATGGCTGTGCAAGATGGTGAACCAATTCTTTTCAAGCAGAAGACCTCGGATCATATCGTTGGTTTGGTGAAAGCAATTGATTATTACCGAAAAAACTCTTGACAACTAAATAAATTACCACTATAATAGTGTTTATGGTTGTATGAAGCAACTAGAAAAGTGTTCTGGACGTGGGTTCGACTCCCACCTGGTCCACCAAAAGCATGAGGTCCTATCACGGCGCCATCTGTTGTAGCAGAAGTGTAACGGATCAATCATCTACAATGCTTTTGATGGGCCAGCCATGGTTTCGACAGGGCAACAAGTATAGAAGTGGACAACTAGGTAATGCAGAAGCCTTAAGGATGTGGGTTGTTCCCTTCCGAAGAAGCAAAACAAAGTAAACGCAAACGATGAAAAGTTCGCATTGGCAGCCTAAACGCTGACTAGGGTTTCGATAGGTTTCCTCGTAACAGAATAACCTATCACTATATTGAAAGGAAAACAATGAAAAGTAAACCAATACTTTTATCCATTGCTTTTTCTGCGACAATTCTGTTTTTGGGTATGATTAACGTTGATCTTCATCGTATACTACCATTCAAAACATCTTATGAACTTTTATCTAAAGATGTTCAGAAACAAGTTACATGTCTCGCGGAAAATATCTATTTTGAAGCTGCACACGAACCACTAGATGGTAAAAAAGCAGTTGCATTTGTTACAATTAATAGATTGCAATCGGGAAATTACGCACGAAGCATTTGCGATGTTGTCTTTCAAAAGACTAATGGCACATGCCAGTTCTCTTGGTACTGTGATGAATCCGTTCTTAGAAAACGCTTGACAATACGTGATACAAAACTGTATAATGAGATTCGTGAGTTGGCAATTCATATGGTTGTCAATTACGAACGTATGGAAGATGTTACGGGTGGCGCAACATACTATCATGCGGATTATGTGAATCCTGGGTGGAAACTAAAGAAGGTCGATCAGATTGGTCGCCACATCTTTTATCGAAGCAACAAGGATAATATTGATAGAAATAAGGAGATTATATGACTGAAAAAGTGAGTAAACCCAATGAAATGATGACTATTATTGTTTGTGTAACAATCATTGCATGTTCTCTTGTCGTTGGTGGTTTCTTGTACAACATCAATGATCGTAATAACATGGCAAAGAATATCGATTCGGCCATTCAAAAAGGTGTCGATCCAATTTCCGTTAAATGCTCTTATGAAGTCAGTTCAACATCCACATGCATTGCATACGCAATGGCTCTGAAAAAGTAATCATGCCAACAAAGAATGAAATTAGTGATTTCAGTAACAAGATTATTGAAATGGTTGAATCTGATGGATGCACAATCATGGACGCTATCGTTAGTGTATGTGAAAAAACTGGTATGGAGATCGATGTTGCATCGACTCTCATTTCAAATTCTCTCAAGAGCAAATTGAGGGAAGAAGCAGAATCACTTAACATGCTGAAGAAGAGTGCTAAATTGCCACTATGATTCTAACGTATGAAGAGGGTTCTGGCTTCTCTGCCTTTGCCATATTCAATGCCATCAAACTTCATTTTACTTCTGATTCTTACGATTTTTTTAGGTATAACGGTAAGTCGAACGTTACTAAGCAAAACTTCGCCAATCGAAAGGACAAGTATACGTTCTATAAACTATCCAGAAAATACAAAAATGAAGAGTTGATGAATTTCTACATTGCCAATTTTTTGGTGAAAGATATATCATGGATCGGTGATATAACTGGTGTAGAAGGTGAAGAGAACTACAAGATGTGGCAGAAAAGAAACCAGAGCTTGAATTACCGATTCAAAGAAGATATAATGAACCTCATGGACAAAGTTTCAGTTGGTTCTGATATGATTAAGGTGAAAGATGGCCAGTATCCTTTGTTGTTAAAAGAAACAATGCAAGGATCTGTGACCATCGAAACTTTGTCCATACTAAATCACATGATGGGCTTTTTTGAAATGTGGAACAAAAAGATTTCCGATACAATTATTTGGCCCACCTGGAAAAGAAAGTGTGAGAAATACACACCGTTCATACATTACGATGAATCGAAATTCAAAGAGACATTTAAAGAGGCAATCAAAGAATGTGCCTAAATAATATTGACACGGTTTCTTTATCGTGTTATAATCCGTTTTTGTTATGAATAGTGTGGATAATCCGTTTATACTCCGTTTAAAAAGGAAATACAATGAGCAATTTTGCTAATCTCAAAAAATCGTCCGGCAATCTGGACAAACTCACCAAAGCCATTGAAGCCCTCAGCGCTTCTACAGATGGTAAATCCGATAGCGATAATTTCTGGAAACCAGAAGTTGACAAGGCTGGCAACGGCATGGCAACAATTCGTTTTCTACCTGCACCTGCTGTTGATGGTGATGATGGTCTGCCTTGGGTCAAAATCTATTCTCATGGATTCCAAGGTCCTGGTGGTTGGCTGATCGATAATTGCCTGACATCCAAGAATCAACAGTGCCCTATTTGTGAACACAATAGTCGCCTGTGGAATTCTGGCATTGAAGCCAACAAAGAAATCGTTCGCAAACAAAAACGTAAATTGAATTACGTTGCAAACGTTTATATCGTATCTGATCCTAAGCATCCAGAGAATGAGGGCAAGGTCAAACTGTATCGTTTCGGCGCAAAGATTTTCGAGAAGATCACCGAAGCAATGAACCCACAGTTTGAAGATGAAACCGCAATCAATCCGTTTGATCTGTGGAAAGGTGCAAACTTCAAACTGAAGATCACCAAAGTTGCTGGTTATCAGAACTACGATAAATCAGAATTCATGTCATCTTCTGCACTTCTTGATGATGACGATGAACTTGAAAAGATTTGGAAATCAGAACACTCTCTGGCTGAATTGGTTTCTGAAAAAGAATTCAAGACTTATGATGCTCTGAAAGCCAGACTGGATAAAGTTCTTGGTGCTTCTGATGCACCTGCAAAGACTACGGTTGAGCAGATGCGTTCTGGTCCTAAGAAACCAGTTGTTGCTGATGATGCACCTTTTGATACTGGAAGTGATGATGATGAAATGTCTTACTTTTCCAAATTGGCAAATGAAGACTAAACGAGACTAATCCTCCTCGTTCGACCCCGCCTAGTGCGGGGTTTTTTGTTTATACAACCCTTGTGTTGTCCATGATCAGGCGCATGAACGTTGGATCCATATTTCTAACAGCAATCGTATCTAGATCCGCTGGTTTCTGCGGCATTTGTCGTTGTTGAGTACCATTAACATTATTGACAACAGTTGACGCACCGCTGGTTCTAATCATTGGTAAATTGGAATCCAGATTTTGATTGATTGCATTGTTTAATCTAGAAGACAAACCTGTTCCAGGAACAGATGCAGGCATTGATGGTGCCGCTGATGATGGTGGTACCATCGATGTGACACCTGGGCCGGGTGGTGTTGCTGTTGCAGGAGCTAAGCTTCGTGTTCCTGGTGCCGGCATTGCAGCAGCTGGAGGGTTTATTGAACCTGATGTTTCTGACGATGGTGCCAAAGGTATCTGTTGTGATGGAGTTTGTACATTTGCAGGAGGTGTAACGCCAGTCTTTTTAGTACCATCATCATTATAGTAAGGAGCAAAATTTTTGTTCCAGAAATCTTCTTTTGATTTTGCAGCAAGACCTGTTCCAATAAATTCTTTTTTGGTTTGAGGCAATTTTTCTGCCATTCCTGCACCGACTGGTGCTGGCGGCGGAACTTCATAAACAGTTTTATCTTCTGCAATTGCTCTAACCTTTCTTTCTCCTCCCATTTCCAACAAGACTAATTTCTTTTCTCTTTTTTGTTCTTCGGTGTCTTCAGGCATAGCCAACGCTTCCACTGCGCGCTGTCTTCCGTTTTTGACCATTTCAACTAAAGCTTCACGACCACCAAGTGCTTCTATATCTCTAACATTGTTCGATTGTAAAAGAGCTTGTGCTTCATTTGGGCTGAGAGCTTTCATGTTGGCGGTATTTTTTGCCAATCTGTCCAAACCAATCGACAAGAGAGCAATCAGTGCTCCAAGACTAGCAACACCTAATAATGCAATGCCCACTGGACTAGCAAACCATTTCAATATGGACATTAATCTGGCAGCCAACGAAGCACTACCAAACAAATTCGCCAGTGAAAACTTATCTTCTGTAACTTTTGTTGCAGTTTCAACACGCATTGAACTAAGGATCTTTAATAATTCCTTATGTCTTTTTTCTTCTTCAAGTTTCTTTTCTTCGGCAAAATTCGTTTCAACTTTTCTTCTCAGAACATCAAGATCCCTAGATAATTGCATTAAACGATATATTTTTCTAAGAACATCATTCACACCTTCATTCATGCCAGTTCCGGGTTCTTTACCTATTCTGGATGCGGTTCCCCTATCACGAATTGGCTGCATACGACCAGAGAAATATTGAATATCTCTATCTGAACGACCAGTCAATTTACCCAATAAAGCAGGACCTAAACTAGAACCACCAGTTAGAAATTTTGCAATGTTTAGCGGATCAAATTT